AACAGAGCAATCATTATATTACGGTGATGTCAATATGCCTAAAGATTGGGACATTGACCGAGATAAATTACAAAACGATATATTAAAATCAGTAATTCAAAATAAAGATTTTCCTTACTCAAAAGCTTGGAATATATTAAACACTTATTTAAGAGAACATATTGGTGTTAAATATAATTTTACTTTAATTAATAAAAAAATGTGGGGAGATATATATAAACCAAATGAAACTACAATTCCATTATTAACTGTAGATCCAGTAGATTTACGTAACTCACCAGACTATACATTATTATACGGTGTAAAAGTTAAAAATTGTTTTGTTAAAATATTTTATGATGACAATAGACGTAAAAATAGATCTTGGGATATAGAACTTAAAAATAATATGTTTATATTATTTCCATCAACTAATATGTACTATCTAACTAACAATCAAAAAGATTCATTAAATTTTGTACACACAATAACCTATGAATATATCTAATTACTATTGGTATTTTAGTGGTGTGCTTACACCAAAATTTTGTGATGATGTAATAGCTTATGCAAATTCACAAGAAGAATCAATGGCTAGAACAGGTGGATATGATGAGAAAAAATTAAACAAGGATCAAATTAAAAATATGCAAATAAAAAGAAAATCAGATTTAGTTTGGTTAAATGAGGAATGGATATATAGAGAAATACGGCCATACATTCATATGGCTAATAAAAATGCAGGTTGGAACTTTGAGTGGGATAGATCAGAATCTTGTCAGTTTACAAAATATAAACATAATCAATATTACGATTGGCATTGTGATGCTTGGGATAAACCTTATGAAAAAGAAGGGCCTGACAAAGGTAAGATTCGAAAACTATCTATGACTTGTCAATTAACAGATGGTTCAGAATACAGAGGTGGAGAACTAGAATTTGATTTTAGAAACTACGATCCACATATGAGAGATGAAGCTAAACATTTAAAAAGAGCAAAAGAGATTTTACCTAAAGGATCTATCATTGTGTTTCCTTCTTTTGTATGGCACAGAGTTAAACCAGTAACATCAGGCACAAGATATAGTCTTGTTGTTTGGAACATAGGACAACCATTTAAATAATGCAGGGTAAAGCTACAGTTAGAAATTTTAATAATATGGGTTTTTTAGATATTAAATTGCCAGAATTATTATTTAATTCATTAAAAAAAGAATGTAAGATTGCTTTAAATAGTAATAAAGAAATGAAATCAGGCTTATCTGGTAAGGGTGTTGCAACTCATAGATATGTTCAAAATCAAAAAAATTTAAATGAGTTAAATTCTTTGTTAATAGAATTAATTACAGTCTATAGACAAAACTTTAAATTAGATCCATCTAGGACTAAAACTTTAACTAATAATTTACCATTTAAAATAGATCGGCCTTGGATAAATTATCAAAAAAAATATGAATTTATACCACAACATAATCATGATGGTGTTTTTAGTTATACAATATGGATAGACCTACCTGATAACGAAGGTGATTATGCCTCTACTTTTGAATTTACTTACTCCGATATACAAGGGCTACTTAGAACTAATACTGTTAAATTAAATAAAAAAGATAATGGTAGAATGTTATTTTTTCCTTCAACAATCGGTCATCAAGTTTACCCTTTTTATAATAGTAATAAAAAAAGAATTTCTATATCAGGTAATATATTATTTAACTCTTTAACAAAGGACTCTTATGTATATAAATAATTATTTTAACACTACTATTTGGAATGAACAAAAACCAGAGTTTGTAAAATCATTAACTAAAACATCCAATAAATATATTAAAGATGCTAAAAATAATCCAGAAGCTAGAGCACATATAAAAAAGTTTGGTGACTTTGGAAGATCATATCACTCAGCACCACTAACAGCTGATAATGATTTTTTAGATTTTAGAAATTATATTGGTCAAAAATCTTGGGAGTATTTAGATCATCAAGGTTTTGATATGTCACAATATTCAACTATGTTTAGTGAGATGTGGGTACAAGAGTTTGCTAAAAAAGGTGGAGGACATCATTCAGCACATATACATTGGAATCAACACGTATCAGGTTTTTACTTTTTAAAATGCAGTGACAAAACATCTATGCCAGTATTTCACGAGCCAAGAACAGGAGCACGTGCTACAAAATTAAAAATGAAACCAAATCAAAAAGGTTTATGGAATGGTAGTGAGCTTATACATTTTAGACCACAACCTGGAACATTAATTATATTTCCAGGATTTTTAGAACACGAATTTAGTGTGGACTTTGGGATTGAGCCTTTTAGATTTATACATTGGAATATACAAGCTGTGCCAAAAGAAATGGTTAAAGATGTCTAAAATTAAAGTAATTGATAATTTTTTAGAAGATAATGATTTTAAAAATATACAAAATCATTTAATGGGAGATTATTTTCCTTGGTACTACAATAAAGATATGACTTTTAATAAAGATAATAATTTATATTTTACACACACTTTTTATTTAACACCTACTAATATTAGTAATCATTTTTATTTATTTGAAAATATGATAAATAAATTTAAATATAAATCTCTTTTAAGGATTAAAGGAAATTTGTATGTGGGAGAAAAAGAAAAAACAAAACATGAAGATCATACAGATTATGACTTTAAACATAAAGGTTGTATATTTTATATAAATAATAACAACGGTGAAACTTATTTTGGTAAAGAAAAAGTATTACCTGTGGCTAATAGAATTGTTTTTTTTGATCCAAGTACAAAACATAGTAGTTCAAGCTGCAGTGATAGTGATATAAGAATAACCATTAACTTTAATTATTTTTGATATGAGTTTTAAAAAAAATAAATATACAATTATTCGTCAAGCAATATCAAAAGATTTAGCAATCTTTATTGCAAACTATTTTAGAATGCAAAAACAAGTATATGATACTTGCAGAGAGCATAAATACTTTTCACCTTTTGAAAATATTTTAGGTGAGTATGAAAAGAGTGATGGTCAAATACCACATACATACGCTGCTTATGCAAATATAGCTATGGAAACTTTAATGCTTAAATGCCAACCAGAAATGGAAAAAGCAACAGAATTAAAATTATATCCAGCTTATACTTATGCAAGAATTTATAAAAAAGGAGATATACTTAAAAGACACAAAGATAGATTTAGTTGTGAGATATCAACTACTATGAATTTAGGTGGAGATGATTGGCCAATATATTTAGAACCAGATTTTACAAAAGGTGGTACAAAACCAGGCGTTGGGTATGTATCTGAAAATACGAAAGGTATTAAAGTAGATTTAAAACCAGGAGATATGCTGGTTTATTCTGGCTGTGAGTTAGAGCATTGGAGAAATAAATTTAAAGGTAAGGAATGCGTACAAGTATTTCTTCATTATAACAATCGTAAAACACCAGGTGCTAGAGATAATATGTTTGACAAGCGTCCACATTTAGGTCTTCCTTCTTGGTTTCCACGATAGTATAATCTTTAGATGGAGGCAGGGCACCACCACATACCCCCTGCCTCCTTTTAAGGATTTTCAGTTGTTAAGTATAGTTATTTAACATACCTAAAATAAATGATATAATGTCTTCATGCCTTTAACAAACGTACAGATAAGACCAGGGTTTAACAAACAAGTCACAGAAACTGGAGCTGAAGGCCAGTGGACTGATGGAGATTTTGTTAGGTTTAGATATGGTCTTCCAGAAAAAATAGGAGGTTGGGAACAAATAACTTCAAATACACTAGTCGGTGCAGCAAGAGATCAACTTGTTTGGGCTGATTTAGATGGTAGAAGATACGCAGCTATAGGTACTAATAAGGCTTTAATAATTTATTTTGAAAATGGATTTTATGATATTACACCATTAGACACTGCAATTACTGGAGCAACCTTTACAACAGCTAACACAAGTCCAACTGTCACTGTAAATAAAATTGCTCATGGTTTATCAGCAGGTGCTTTGATTAGATTTACCTCTGTTACACCACCAACTGGGGCTGGTTACTTAGCTGCAGATTTTACAACAAATACTTTTGAGATTGTGACAGTGCCGAGTCAAGATACATTCACAATTACTATGGCGGCTAATGCTGGTACAACTGTTGCAGCAAGTGGAGCAGCTACAATAAATCCTTATGTAAAAGTTGGTCCTTTAAACCAAACTGCTGGTTTTGGTTATGGTACTTCTGGATGGGGTGGATCTGCAGGAGTTATCTCAACTTTAAATGGTTTACTACAAGATGACGCTGCTGGGACTGGAGGTACAGGAACCTCAATTACATTATCTTCTGTTGTTGGTTTTCCAACATCTGGAACTATAAAAGTTGGAACAGAGTTTATTTCATACACTGGGATTTCTACAAATGATTTAACTGGAATTACTAGAGCTGTAGCAGGCACTAGATCAGCTCATGCAAGTGGAGCTTCTGTTGAAGTTTATCTTGGATGGGGATCAGCTTCACTTACTGGTGGAGTTACTCTTGAATCTGCATCATGGTCTCTAGATCATTTTGGATCAAAATTAATTGCAACAATAAAAGATGGTAAAACATTTGAGTGGGATACTATAAGTAATTTAGCTGCTGCATTAACAACACGAGCAACTGCCGTTAGTGGAGCACCAACAAAATCNGTAATGTCAATTGTTTCAGAAAGAGATAGACATTTAGTTATACTTGGAACAGAAACTACAGTCGGAGATTCAAAAACTCAAGATAAAATGTTTATAAGATTTTCAGATCAAGAAGACATATCTAGTTATGCTCCAACTTCAGTTAATACTGCTGGTACATTTAGAATAGATTCAGGAACAAAAATAGTAGGAGCCGTAAGAGGTAAAGATTATATTTTAATTGTAACTGACACATCAGCTTATGTAATGCAGTTTGTTGGTCCTCCATTTACATTTTCAATTAGACAAGTAGGAAGTAATTGTGGAGCTATTGGTCAACACTCTATTAAATATGTAAACGGAGCTGTTTGGTGGATGGGTCAAGCTGGAGGATTTTTTGTATACGATGGTACAGTTAAATCAGTTCCATGTTTAGTTGAAGATTTTGTATTTACAGACAAAGGAGATAATTTAGGAATTAGTTATAGTAATGGAGAACAAATTTATGCAGGACTAAATCATCTTTATGAAGAGATAAGTTGGTTCTATCCTAAATCTGGATCAACATCAATTGACAGGGTTGTAACTTATAACTACACAGAACAAACTTGGACGACTGGTTCACTTTCAAGGACTTCTTGGTTTGATGCAACACTATATGACAATCCATATGCAACTGAATATGGTGCGTCTGATACACCAACATTTCCTACTATTCAAGGAGTGACAAATGCAAACGGAGCATCAACTTATTATGCTCATGAAGTTGGTAATAACGAAGTAGATTCAGTTGGTAATAAAACAGCAATACCAGCTTTTATTCAATCTGGTGATTTTGATTTATCAGCAGGAGGAGACGGTCAATTTTTCATGAGTCTTAGAAGATTTATTCCTGATTTTAAATTAATTACTGGTAATGCAGAAATAACTATTAACCTTAGAAAATTTCCGTCTGATACTGCAACATCCTCGCCTCTCGGACCTTTTACAGTAAATAGCACAACTGATAAAGTAGACACTAGAGCAAGATCAAG